ATGATTGGTGGGCTATTAGGTAACTCCGGTTCGATGCCAATTAGTGCCAACGGTGGCCCCGCAACCAGTGGCGCCAATGGTAAGTCGGGCGGCAGCCTGTCAGTGGGCAGCATCAACATGGGCGGCGCGAGTGTGTTTAACCCGTCCACGTTGATGATGATTGCAGTAATTGTGATTGTGGCGGTGTTGCTATGGAAAAAGAAGTGATTGAAGTGGTGACACAATCGAAACGGGCGCTTGGGGAGCTCAAGCCCGCGTTTCGTGCTTGCCCACAGGCTTACACCGAATTGTGTAAAGCGGTGAATGAGGGGCGTGTGAGTCTGTATCGCCTCAAAAGCGCCGATTGTTCGTTAGTGATTGCGGGTGAGCGTGACGGTGACAACTACTTTTTGTGGGGCGTCGCGGGTCGTGGTCTGCGTTCGGGGATTACCCAGTTATGCAAAGTGGTGAAAGCGGCGGGTATGTCATCCATGACCGCCGACACTGCCTTTAGTGGCGTGGCGCGTTTGGTGCGTTCGATTGGTGTCACTGCCAAGCAAGATGGTGACTTTATCCGCTTAGATTTGGGGGTGTTGTAGATGGGCAGTTCTAAATCCAAGTCGAGTAATACCAGTAACACCACTAACGTCAGCGGTCAAAATGCCATTAGTGGTGACAACCTCGGCGTTGCCATTTCGGGTGTGAACAACTCGACCATTAACACCACCATGACCGACCACGGCGCCGTGACTGCCGCCATGGAGCTTGGCGGGGAAATGCTCAACAGCAATGAGCGCATTTCGCTGGAAGCCATGGACACCACGCACGACATCGCCGAAACCGCGATTGATGAAGTGGTCGATTTTGCGGGCAGCTCATTGGCTACCTACGCCTCAACCAACAGCGAAAACCTCGATATGTTGGCGGGACTGGCGGGCAGCCAAGCGGCGCAAAACTCAAAGAACCTCGAAGCCATGATGGACTTGGCGAAATTCAAACAGGACGGCGGGCAAGTCGAAACAAGCAAAATGATGGTGGTATTAGCAATCGTGCTTGTGTTGGTGCTTGGCTACGTAATGGTGAAGAAACGATGAACACGCAACTTATCGCGGGTCAAGCCATCCCGCTGACGCCTGATGGTAATTGGCTGTATCTGAAAGCGGCGCAAGCTGAAATCGAAATCTATCGTGAATCGTCCGGTGAGCGCGTCACGCTTGGCAAGTCGTCGGTGTTTAACGTGGGCGAGGGTAAACACCTTGGGCGTTTGCTTATCTCTAGCCGCACCGATAACGAAATCGAAATTCAGTTTGGTTATGGATCATTTATGCCGCCTGTTGAGGGTCAAAGCGTGGTGGTTCAAGCACTGCCGAATGTGGTGATTGAACAGCTGCCCGCGGTAGAAATCGCGCCCAATCAACAATTGGCAGTGAATCAGCTTCCCGCGGTTGAATTGGCCGCGAATCAACAGCTCGGCGTCACCACTTTGCCGCCTGTTGAATTCAAAGCGCCGCAACCCGTGAATATTCAATCGTTGCCCGCGGTCACGCTCAAATCAACGCAAGTGGTCAAAGTGGATGAGCAAGTCAGTAGCAACCTCATCACCGAAGCCGTGAGCGTGTTCCCGCACAACATTGCGCAAAACACCACGCGCAAAGCCATCACGATTAAGGCGTCGAAAGCCAACACCGCCTCGGTGTTTATTGACGCATTTGAACTGGAAGCGGGCGAACGCATCACCATCGAAAGCACCGCCGCCATGACATTAACAGGCACGGCGGGTGACGCCGTCACGATTATGGAGATTTAACGCATGGGACAAGTACGTGACAATCTGCCAAACGGCAACCCACGCAACAAAATCGAGTACCTTGCCGACTTTCTCGATTCAATGGAAACAGGCGGAACCGTCATTAACTTATTGGCGAATGGGGAAATCAACTTAAACACCCAGACCTCGCCAAACCCGCCACTCATCACCGTTGACACTAAACAAGCCATTGACCCCAATACCACAATTGAGTTTGGGCGTAATGCAGTAAGTGGCATTTATGGTTGGGGCTTAGAGGTAGGCACCGCACAAAACAACACAGGTTACATCAAGCATGAAACCAGTGAAAAAAGTAAGTATCAGCACCCGTCGATTCCGGTCACAAATGGCGTGTTGAGTTGCAGCACTAACGGCGATGGCGTGGCTTATACCGTGTTCACCGCACCGCAAGGCGGCAAAGCGCACAACGCTTTGAAAGCTCGCGTGTTGGTCGGCGCATCTTCCGACGCCAATATCACGGTGGGCATTGCACGCGTGGAACTCAACGAAAACACGGGTGAGCTCAGTATTTCTAACTTGCAGGACAACCCATACCGCCGCGTAGCAACCCAAGGCAAAGCCGAACACTATTTAACGCCGACTTGGATTGAAACACCGGAGTTAATCTGTCAGTTCGATGGCGGTTCGGGTCTGTACGTGGTGTATGTCCATGTGACCAATGACACGGCATTTATGGTTTATGGCGCAGAAGCCTGGCACGCGTCAGTGGGTAACGTGAGCGCAGGTGAAACAGTGACACTACCAAACGCAACGGCAATGACGGGCTATCACAACTACACGCGAATGCTGAAAAGCACCAATGCCGAGTACGTTTCGGGGCTGCGCTACAAATGGAAGTTTAGCCGCCATTATCACTTTGCGTTTCACCCAAAACACCACTTAACGCTTTGGCATGGCATCAGCTATCAAAACGGGTTTAGCGCCAACATCGTGGAATATGGCGGCAACTTTGTGGTCATTGAATACTCGCAAGCGATGTTTGATTGGCTCACTGACCACCAAACGCTGAGCGTGGCTTATAGCGCGATTCCGGTCTGCATTAACTTTTACGGTTAACGCCATGCCGCTATTTATCTTTGTCATCATACTCTTAGGGATTGGAGCGTTTACCATGACGACATCAACCACATCAAGCGTTCGCGGGGTTCGCATTCATAACCCGCTTAACATTCGCATTGCATCTAATGCGTGGAAAGGCAAGGTGACGCCGTCACGCGACAAAGCCTTTGAAACCTTTAAAGCGCCCGAATGGGGCTTTCGTGCCGGAGCGATTTTGCTGCGTAACTACCAATTGCGCCACGAACTGCACACGCTAGCCGAAATCATTCACCGCTTTGCGCCACCAAACGAAAACCACACCGCCAACTACGCACGCTTTGTTGCGGGGCGCGTGGGCGTCGGTATGGATGAGCGCATCGATTTGGTGAACAACAAACCGCTGTTGGTCGAAGTGCTTCATGCCATGAGCATCATGGAAGTGGGTCGCCACTACAGCAAACACACGGTGCTGAAAGGCGTCAATCTGGTTTAAGGAGAAACACAACATGTTTGAACGTTCTACATTAAAAGGCTTGGCGCTACTGGGTTCCGTCGTCGCGGCGGTCACTGGCTACGGTCATTTATTCAGTGTCGAAGTCACCGAAACGGGCGTAAACCTTGGCGGTGCGATTGGCTTGGCTATTCCGGCGGTTATCGGCGTTTATGAAGCGCTTCCAGATAGCTGGAAACCGACAAAAAGTGTAGGGGGCTTGGATGGAAACCGCCCTAGTTAACGCCTTGTCGGGTCTGGGCTTTTCGTCGGAATCGCTTGTGATGTTTGCGCTTATGGGGATGAATCTGAAATACCAGATTGCTATCAATAAGCAGTTAACCCAAGGGCTGCAAGAAGTACGAGAAAGTGTTTTAGTTCTAACGGCTACGCGCAACAATGATAACTAAGTCTTAAACCGTGCGAACTGGTTCGAAACGTCATTAATGACGATTTACACAGCGAGTAGGGAGCCGATACTTTTGGCGGGTCGATTGACCTCGACAGGCTTCCAATTCGTTTTCATCGACGTCCACCAAAATCAAGAAGCCCACAAAAAAGTCGAACCTTAGCGATGGGGTTCGGCTTTTCATTTTGTGTGTATTAACGCACATTTTTGAGCATATCCGACACTAAATTGATTCTTAGCTCAAGCATTTACATTTAAAATGTCACGCGTATATACACGTGCTAGGATTAAATTTTGTTAAAGAATATAGATAGCTTCGGTAACGTTGAAGCTGAAGAAGATGCGGTATTAGACTTTTTTGTTTCCATGAGCATCACAGCAAACATTGAAACAGGTAATAGCTTTTTGGTGTTAGGGCGTAAAGGGTCAGGAAAAACTGCTTTATTTCGTTACTTCACTGAAGGTGCTCACGCCACCCGTTCAACAGGATTAAACTTGAACGGTTACCCTTGGAAGGTTCATGAAACCATAAAAGATGAAGGCGTAGAAGACGTAGAGTCATATGTTGCATCATGGAAGTATCTAATCGCCGTTGAACTAGCAAAACTAGTAATTGAGTCAGCTAATCGTCCGCAAATGACTGAAGTAGTCGAAATTAAGAAATTTCTTTCTGACAACTATGGCACTGACAAGCCAACTATAAAAAACATTTTTGCACTCGATAAACTTAAGCTTTCCGGCGATTTAGAGCCTCAACTTTTTGGTTGTAAACTTGGTAAAATATCACTTCAGCGAAGTGACAGGATGAGACTAGGTCATGAGTTAAATGCACTCACCGAGAAAATTCTATCCCACGTTGCACAGATATCCAAGGCCGCACAAATTGACTCTTTATCCCTGCATTTTGATGAACTCGACCGCGGAATTACTGTTCTAAGTGAATCAAGAAAAGAGATGATCATAGGTCTAGTGCTTGCTGCAAAAGAGACTAATAAGTTGTTGCGTGAACATAGCCTGAATATGAAGAGTGTCGTTTATTTGCGTACAGATATTTGGGAACAACTTAAGTTTTCGGACAAAAACAAAATCTCCCAAACAAACTCAGACACAATTGAATGGGATGACGAAACCCTTCTGGGCTTAATGAACAAACGAATTCAAGTTAAGTTAGGAGAAGAGCATAGCTGGGAGTCGATTGATGACGGTAAACGTATCAAACGCCAACCTAAGTGGAAGCACATCATCGACCGTTCTTTCTTAAGGCCACGCGATGTTATTTCGTTTATGAACCTACTACTTGAAGTGGTCAAGAAAAACGATGACGCTACCATCAATGTCTTTGAAAACCCGCATGTTGTAGATGCTAGACCAAAGTATTCACAATACTTAAAACATGAACTAGACGATGAAATTGCAACGCATTGGGCTGATTGGGAGTCTTGTCTACAAACACTATCTAAGTTAGGTCGTGAGTACTTCACCGCCGATGAATATCAAAAAGCATATGATGAAGTTCAACAAGGAAAATCGCCAAAATATGATGCACAAGCGTCATTAGAAGAGCTATATAACTTTGGCATTATTGGTTACGAAGCTCGCTCAGGTTATGGTGGCTCAGGTTGGAAAACCAAGTTTGCAAACCCAGAATTAGGTTGGGATGGTAACGCTGTTCGCTTTAAAGTGCATCTTGGCCTTAAAGAGTTCATGAAACTTAAGGAAGACCGCTCTTAAAATTTCAATTTTGACGGTATCCATTCGGCGGCTTTCATTCGACGGCCGCCACGAAACGGTAAGACGTTTTCTTTTGCAGGATAGACCTTGGGATACTCAAAGTGTCCGTACATTTCCACAAACTGACGATGCTCATCGCGCCAAAACACAAAGCTTTCCAATTCTTTAGGGCTGAACTCACGACCGGACGGCGTGATAAACACAGCTCGTTTCTCACAGATACGAAACCCAGACCAACGCAAATCATTAGGCAAGTAACCAAGCGCCTTAATCAACAATAGTTTTTCTGCCATGGGATTGATAGGAACCGTACCATCAAGCCAACGAGTAATCGTGGGTTTGGATACGTGAAAATATTCAGCGCCTTGCTTGATAGAGGTAAACTCACGCCAAAAGAGTGTGCGGAATGATTCGTGAAACATGACAACGCTCGCATATTGAATAACTGACTAAAAATATTTTTCTTGTTGTTTTGGGCGTTACCGAACGCAACATTATGTGGCGGTCAGGGTTTTATTGGTTTTTCGTTGATTGCACAAAACGAACGTCACGAATAGTACAAGCAACTTGCGTTATGAAAATCGACAAAATAAAAAATTACGGCTGGGTTATCAGACACTTATGAAACACTTAATCAAAGAGTTAGCCTTTGTTAACAAACCACCTCTTGGTGCGCATTATGGGCGCTTATGTTGAATGCGATTGCATATGCGTATCCTATAAAATGTCTCTCTTTTGAGGGACAATTCAATGAAGTATCACGAAATGACTAAAAACTATATTTTTCGTGAATTTGAATGTGGTTTAACCGTCGAAGAAGCTGCCAAACTTTGTTTGAAAACTGTGAGAACGGTCAAAGAATGGGACAAGGGAAAATCCATTCCGCCAGAGTGTAAGCGCTTGATGAGGATGAATAAGGGTAGGGAATTGAGCTCTTGTGAAGATTGGGAAAACTTCGTAATGAGGCATGATCGATTAGAGCTTCCAACAGGACAGTTGGTTACTGCGCAGCAGGTACTTATTGGGGTAGCATTGCTTGAATTAGGAGCATCGAATGATATTAAAATTGCGCACCAGATTCTTAAGTATGCAAGGGTATTGAAGAAAATAGTGTAGAAAGAGGCTCCGTAGGGAGCCTTTTAAGGTATGTTGATTAATACGCGTTTATTGGAAGCTTCAACTCTTCTAGAACAGATATAAATTCATCATTTTCGTTTAAAAGTTTTGACGCTCTGTAGCTCAAAAACTGCATACTTATAAGAACAACACGTAACAACGAAAACTCGGTAAAGTTGATCATAGTTTCTAGATGAGCCTTTCGTTCTTCAGCACTGAAGCCATTTTCATCAGACAGCTTTTGATTGATAGTTTTAGTAACGATAAAAAATGTTCGTTGAGTGTTAAAAAGCTTTTCGTCTGCGTCGCAATTCTTTATAAAATTGGTAATGTCTTCATCTGTCGCATTTATAGCTCTTAAGTCTTGTATTGCTGACTCCAGTTCTCGAACTGCTTCTACTCCAGAATAAATTTTGCCATTAATTGTTAATTTGAAGTATTCAAAAGATTCTCTCTGAGCACCCAGTAGGTTGAAAAAGTGGGTTTCGAAAGACCTCAGCTTCTCGTTCTTAATGTTTAGCCTTGATTCTTCACGTAAAGAAGCATTAGATTCGTTTTGTAAATTCAACGATTTTATTAACATTACAAATGATAAAAAGCTAAAGGTTGGACCTAAAACGCCTCCGACATAACCACCAAACTGGTTCCAATCGTCTACATCTTTAGATAAGACGTAATCATGAAATTGGTAAGCATAAAAGCCCAATACAACTAAGATACAAATCGATGCAGCATAGATGTAGAAATCGTTTTTCATGTGTTACTCAAAGCCAGAAATCAAATACTTTATAATATGACCGCTTTTTAGCCTTAACGTTGTGGCAGTTATGTCTATATACTCCCATTTTTCGGAAGAAACACCATTGTTCTTGTCAAGGTTTTCAGAAAATCGCTTTTTAGCGGCCATGCGGACTTCTTTATACGCGGAAGGGAAACCAAACGCAACAGTCTCACTTTCTCCTTCGATCAACAAGCGTCCATTACCTGTATTGATATTAAGGCGAGTAATACAAGCTCTGAAATGTACTATTTGCTTGTTTGTTTTCGGTGATAGGTTCGTCTTACTCGCTTGAGTTAATGTAATAATTCTGCGCCTTTTCAAGTCCTTTGTATGAGCCCTTAGTACGACATCATGACCATAGGTACTAGGAACTGAGAGTGCATTGTTTAATGGACTGCGTCTCAATTTTTCAATTAACTTCTCTTGATTTTCACCAGAAACGCCTTCTATTAATTTTATAGCAGCTTTAGAAAGAGGAGGGCTTTCTTGATAAAGTGCTTCAGACATGAAGTAACTGATGACTTGGCTCATTGTCGAACTGCCAATTTTAACCATCTGAGCTTTTAGCTCAGGGTCATCTGTAGCAATCTCAAAAACCAAACCGTATGAGCCTTCGAAGGACTCCATCATTTTATTACGCAGCTTGTTAGCTGCGGTATTTCGTTGCGTAACGCTGTCTGTAATTACAGTTTCAACAACACTTCTTGCGGCTTCTGATGCGCCTGATATTGTCTCTAAACCCGTCTTCATATCAACGGCGTGTTCTTCGGTTTGGATAATTAGGTCTAGTTTCATTGAATGAAATCCATATTATGCGAGTCGATGCTATTCGCATCGTACAATATTTTTAAAACATTAAGCCATAGATATCTATTTTTTATAAATACTTTTGCTTATATCTTCAAAAAATGGTTTGTTGCATATGCAGTGGAGTAAAACCTGCTAGTTTGATTAAACCCAGCAAGTCGGTGAGGAATGGTGGAATTTACCCCCGTAATACAGATACGGGGGTTTGGCCTTTACCTCCCGCGCTCGCTGCTTAGTCTGCGCGACTCTCGCGGTCGGAACAGGCCAATGACGTTAAACAACTTCTAATGATTCAGGCCAGATGAAGTAAGGACCGAAACGTTTACTGTATTTGAACTCACCACCGGAAGATTTACCCGCATCCGTCAATGAATGTTTTCCATCATCAAACGATAGATAGCCTTTGGTTACACACAGCTTAAGGAAGTCATCGGTTTTAAGCTTGTGCTTCTTAGCTAACTTGGACGAAGTGACCTTGCTTTGGTCTTGTTCTGGCTCTGATTCTTCGCTGTTCGCAGTCTCAACGGCAGCAGCTTGAACTTTCTCGAGTGATATTCGAACCTCGTCACTAATACGAATAATGCGTTGAGCCTCTTCGTATGAGTCTTTGTAAATTTCTGCATCTTCGTCACGGTCAATGAAGATACCCATTTCGTTGTTGTTTACCTGACTAAACTCATACAGGTTTAAGCTCGTGATGATACATGAGCTTTCGTTCATGTAGCATTTGGCGTGAAGGTTCTTACAGAAACTCGTACGCACGAAAGATAAACCCTTAAGCCAGTTAATTTCATCAGGTTGAAGTTCACTCTTGCCATAGACAATTCTGATATCGATCTTTAAACGATCTTTGTCTTCTAGCAGTTCTTTGATGCGGTCGTTTAGCTTTAGAAAAGGGCTGATTAGAATCAGTCTCTCTGATGCGTTCTTGATGAGTTCTTCGAGGTAGTAGTTTGTAGCACTTGTATTTAAAAACTTAGCCATTTCATATCCTTGACATATAAAACCTAGCGCACAAGAAACTACGTTTAATTGGAATGGAGATCAAGGACTACGAATTAGAAACGAAGCCTAACTCAAGGTTCGATGGGTTGCAGTAGCAAGACGCACCTCTCTCGTGGTTAGGCTCTGGAAGGTTGGCTTAGCAGGAAGTGGGGAGTGGTCAGCCATTTAGATAAGGAGGCTAACCGCGCCGATTAGCTATTGATACAAAAATATGGGTTCCGTGGGCGGCTTGGTGCTTCGCTTGCACTTCGTGCTTTGCTTATCCCTGCGGGGCAACGTCACCAGTGACAGGCGTTATTTAGTGCATTGATACCATGCGACCCGTGTTTATATTCTTGAGTACGCCAATTGTTAGGCTTTCATCTTCACACATGGCCGATGCAGCTTGTTTTACATCGGACTCTTTATCAGAAGGCACCCAAATCGTTATCTTCTTAAAACCGTTTTGCTTCATGCGTTGTTCGTACCTTTTGTTTCGATTCATACGTTAGCCCTCATTTAAGTTGAAAATATCAACACCACTTTGAACACCCGTTAGCTGCATTTCTTTGTCCGGTTCGTTCGCGTCGTAGTTAATGCTTGGTGGACAAGTTAGCAGTGCGTTGATGGTGTTGGATTTCACCATCACTAAGCATTCATCAATTAACTCAAACTCATATCCAAACTTCGCTAACGTCTGTGAACGCAAGTAATAGGTATCTCTACCTCTATCGATGCGAAACAGATAATCATGCGTGTTAGCTACTGTGTTTATACCCGTGAGATAGAAAGACTTCGCATCGTTGTACATTGGAAGTGCTTCAAAGAATGGATTTACACCATGAGGAATAGTCGTATGACTAGTTTGAGTATGAGCATTGCTAGTATCCAACCCAGAAGCGTCCGACCGAGCCAAACCAGTATTGGCTTGAGGTATTGATAGAGTAGGCGAAGTAGGTAAAGAGGACGCTGAAGCAGTTTCAACTTGCGTAGGAACTGTTTGAGCCGAATCCACATCACTATTAGATAATACATACAAATCCCAGAAAAATTTTAGAATGGCCAACACGCCAATGAGCATGGCCAAAAGGAACTTTGGCGACTTTAAGATAGAGATATCTGACTTAGTTTCATTGAATCCCCCCGTACCTGTAGATTGATACAGGGCGAACACATCGACCGGAATCTTCTTACTGCTGCAGCTGGCGTAGTCAGCTTTGGTCGTCGGGTCGGTCTTAGTTGCTTTAGGACGATGGTTATAGATACGCGGCTTACGCTTACGAAAGAAGGTATCCGTAGAACGATGTGAATAGGCTTCACCCGCACAACCTTTTAGCCATGTTGGGATTGCACTGTAATCCGGTGTCAGCATGATCACATCCCATTGGTATTTTCGGTGACGCATGAAAGCGCCATAGAAATCGAACGGGTAGAGCAGACGGTTGTTCTCGTCCAGCTGCGTACGCTCACAATCGTCTAAGTCACTCTCATCGAGCGAATCAGGGTCAATGGGTAGCCAACGAGAATGGAACAACTCACCAAAGCCCTTTGGTAAGATGTCTTCGAACTCTGAGAACGGACGAGCTAAAAACTTCTCACGTTTAAAACCTGCTTCTGGACAGTACAAGTCCTGGCACTCATCGATAACAACCAATGCCCCCGTCGGCATCCAGTTAAACCAGTTCTGCCAAAGGTGAACACCTTCACTTGAACGCGTAAAGATCCTTATAAGTTTGGCACTGGCCGGAAAGGTTTCCCCAAGAATTTTCTCGATAGATTCTTTAGGGCGTAAGCCTTCAATATTGGTGACAACCAAGCGGCCTTCACGAAGTGCAGGGAGGATTTCAAACCAAGTCGCATAAGCAGACTTGTAGGAACCATTTGAGCCGTGACGAAAGATAACAGCCATAATCACCACCCCATAATTCGAAGAACAAAGGCGGTAGCCAGTCCATCGATAACGATTCGAATGGCATCGACAACACCGAGTTGATAGGCCGCGTGTCTGAGGTCTGGCGCTAGGTTGTTAAACGCCGCGTTAAGAACAGTATAGACTTCGTAATCCGTCAGTATCATTGAAACGATTTCGTAGGCCATCTCAACCATAGAGATTTTGATGGACAGATAAAGTTTGATACCCCAGTACCAAGCATAGGTAAAGACTTCCAATATTAAGTCGGGAATAGACATGAAGAAGTCAGAGATAGAGCCAAACACATTTGCGATGTATTGAAAGGCTTCGTAAATGAATTCCATGTTAACTTCCTTTGCGTCCTGACGATAAGATGATGAAAGCGGCCATCAACATAGCGGCAAAGATGATCACGTTGCGAATGGTGCTTGTGTTCGTGCCAAGTGTGTTGAATAGGTTAAAGCGCACATCCACATTCCAAGATGCACGAGAAAGCGTGAAGGCTTCACCGGAATAGTTGCCGTCGTTGAAGCTCATTTGGCCGAGATTAATAGGGGACTTGGACTGCATGTCCTTGAGATTCGTTTTGAGTTTATCGATGTCATCAATCAGGCCATCGACCGCATCACCAATTGCCGTACCATGTGACCAGCCATCGCCAGTTGGTGGAGCATGGAATTGACCACCATCATTGAGTCCATTTATCGCATCTTGAATACCATCCAGTGATTGTCCAAGTTGATTACCGAGTTGTTCCGTGGTGCCTTGAAGTTCGCCAAGTTTGCTTACCACGTCTGAGTTAACCCCACCAGTGGAGCCAGAGCCATCAGCACTTCCAATAGCTTCTTCAATTCGACTAAGAATGGTATCTAGAGAAGCAGTTTGATCTTCAATGGCTGTCTTAACCGCATCCACGGATTTAGTCGTAGCTTGAACGGCTTTCTTTGTGTTGGTGACTTCTTTCTTAATGTTATTGGTGTTGGTTTTGATACCGCGAGTATCACTACGGACGCCATCACGGAAAATACGAGTGCTCTGGGAGCCGCTTGCCATGCGTTGTTCGATGTTTTCTAATACTGGCGTGACTTGGTATTTAATCGCGCCAGTATTGTCCGCAACCGAATCAACTTGCTTGCGCATAGCATCTAAGAACCAGTAAGTACCTGATGTGTGCTTCTCGATTTCAGCGGCACTGGCAATCAAAGGCGAAAGGTCTACATTGCTGCTAGAGCCAGTGGATGTCTTACGGTCAATCGAGTTCATGGTATCGAGTAAGTCTTTAAGCGTAGAGTTGGTTTCATAGAACTCATGCGTAATGCCACGAACGCCCGTCTTGATTTCGTTTCGATAGTTATTCGTGCTGACTTGCTCAGTGCTCAAGTGGGAATAGATATCCGTCAACCTGTTCGTCACCGAGGCATTCATTTCGATGATTTCATTCGTATTGCGGTTTAAGAGGTTGTTAGAAATCACCTGTTTTTCTTGGATAGAGCGCAAGTGATTTATTGGATGATTACTGTCTGGATAAGCAGCTCCAGAGTTACCGCCATTGCCACCGCCACCATGGTCGAGGTCATCACCATCATCTGTATTACCATCAGACCCGTCACCAGAATCATTACCTGAACCATCGTTAGAGTTACCATCGTCAGGTTCGGTCCAAGGAGAATCTCCGGTGTACTCACCAACATTAGAACAAGATGCACCTGTATATTTAAAGTCACCTTGCCAGAAAACTGAACTATCAACTTGAATGGTTACCCCTGTACGGCGAAGTTCACAACCCGATGAGCCAGAGCCACGACAGTAACCAGTAGGCGCATCACCCCAAACCGTACCATCCCAACGCATACCTCTAGGGCTAGAGTCTTGAGCCAAGATTTCACAAGTGGTGCGGCATTGGCCTTGATACATTTGCTCACCGTCAGGGCATTCATTAGCAAAGGCCAGTGGTGAAAGAAGTAATAAGAAGGGAGCTATAAAACGCATGAAATCACCTTATTACTGAGAAGAAAAAAGGGAGCTTCAAGCTCCCCTTAACCAGATATAACGCCTGTATAGACCCCGTATAAAAAGGACAGAGATATTAACGAGGCCAAAGCGATAGAGAGGATCATTATTTACGTAGCCACGCAACAACCATCCCCAAGCCGAAGCCAAGAGCCGCGATACCGATAACGCCAGAAGTGGTCAAAGACACCATCTGTTTACCGCCATCGATAGCACCGTTAATGGCTTCAACGTTAGCGTTACCTTCTGCAAAAGCCGGAACAGAAAGCGACATTGCCACACCCGCTTGTGTGTATTTGTTAGTGAAAAAGCTCTGTACTTGATTCATGTATTTCATGCTGTTTTTCCTATTATTTTCCAAAGTATTTAAGTACGCGGCCTAAGACATGGCCGCCGATGAAAGTGACAAGGGACTGGCCTAAAACGTATTCGTACAGTTCCTTGTCAAATTCGAGTAATGACCAATCAAATTGACCATCAACTAACTGCGTAACTTGTTCTTTTGACATTAAAATGAGCTCACAACTGCCATTCGTTGCTTGTTGTAAAACACCATCAATAACCGTTACGCAAATAGACATAAAATTTCTTAGTTAGCCTTCATTGAAGCTTCAAAATGCTTCTTAATTTCTTGGTCGACTGGAATAAGCTCAGTCACGATAGCGCCTGCCAATGGGTCTTCTGGGTTAATCTCCAAGCGCAATTGGTATTCACGGCGAGGAACCAGAGCGCCAGTGCGCTCAAGGAGCAGGGCGTAACTATGTTCAATCATCAAAGGTTGATCCCATTGCGGGTTTACGTCACCAGATTCACCAATGGTGCGACGCTTGAATTTCTCCGAGTTAATTTCACGTAGTGGGCGCGAGATGTTCAGTTGTGCACTGTCACCACGTGCCGAGTTCCAAGTGATGTCCATGCCTAGGACAAAAACAGATTTAGCCATTTGTTAGGTCTCCAATATGTGTGTCACCAACTTGCCGTAGGTATCGGGGAAGGTGAATTTGGTTCCATCACGGACGAGTGAGCCGACAACGGTTTCAATGTCGCCCTCATGGAATTCGATTAAAGAGTTCAGGATTTTCCCGTACTGGCGACGCATCCAGTGAGCCGAGGCCAACAGGTCTAACGCCGCACGTTTAGTCGGGATAGGTTTGGTATTGAATTTCTTTGCAGTAGAAATCGAGGCTGCGAAATCATTGAGCGCGGCATACGCGCCAGCTGGATTAAGCAACACATCAACATTCCATTTTTTCAGCTCGACTTCGGAGCGGTACCAGACAAGGCCAGTGTTCGCGAGTTTCTGCTCAAGTGCCTTGTTGTAGATGCGCCAGTAAATGCGCGAGGTACGCGAACCAATCGAGTATTGCTCTTTGGTGTAAATCGGTTTGCCATCTTTGCCGATACTGGCAATGGTCATATCTTCATGAAGCACAGGGCCACGACCACGTTCGGCCGTTCTGAAACAGTCGTCACGCCACGCCTTGTAAGCGTATTCGCAATCGAAAATCCCGTCGTAATCGTCATAGGCCAAGTCAACACGCGCCAAAGTTTGCACACCAAGCACATTGGTCAGCCAGTCATGTAACGACCACGTAGGACGACGGGCAAATACATGCTTGCATCCCGTTCCGTTGATTTGGAAATGCACCGTGTCATTGTTACCGCCGATACCAACGAAGCCGCAGAAGTCCTCACCATCTGGCGAAGTCAGTTTCATGGATTCTGTGTAAAACTGGAAACCCAAACCGCGAGGCGCAGACAGCGACAAACCAAGCACTTGGTTGGTGAAGATGCGCAAGCAGTCTTCCAAGTAGTTGCGATAGCAGATATCAAACGCTTTGTTGTATGCATCAATCTCGTCGGAAGTCTGAGCGACCGTCGGATTAAACACAGGTGGAGCAGGGAACCTAGGCGCACGAAAGTGACGCTGTAACAGTCCAGATTTGGCAAAGCCTTTGTATTCCTCATGCTTGTGCAATCGACGAACGGCATCGTGACAATGACGTAAGTCTTTCACGGCAAACGTAAAACACAGGTAGTCGATATGAACGCTTTGCTCATCGAAACTTTTAAGGATGTTAGTTGCAGTAGTCATCGAACACCCCCATATTGATACGTTGTTCAACGGTCGTGTTGGTGATGGACACCAACTCATAAGAAGCGAACTGAGACGAAGCCCAAGACTCAAGATGAGACATGGATTTAAGCAAATCCCATTCGTCGCAACCTTTGACCAACACAGACACCGTGTAGTCAGGCAGCAAGTCGTAATAGATGATTTGAGCTTCGTTCATGATTACTGAGCCTCTAAAGCCGTCGCTTTTGAAGGTGTCATGCCTAAGAAACGACATAGAACTTCATGCTCGTCAGATTCAAAGCGAAACTCGTAATCGCCAACCGAGAGATAACCAAAGGACTCTTGGTTGTTTTCGAATGTGCTAATGCAGTAGCCAAAGTGATTGAAAGGAACGACGACTTCTTCAAAGATGTCAGTTGTAGTGATGTAACAAAGTTTGAAAGCTGGAACGTGAGACACTGCGAAGTGACGGAGCGTTAACGTTTTAACATTGACGTTTTGAACTTCAGTTTCTAATACGATCATTACAACCACCTGACTAGTTGAGAGAGTGACCGCCAAAGCCAAGCGCGAAAGCGTCAAGGGCAAACGCCCAAAGCTAAGGCGGTCTGATACAGTAAATTCTGTAGTGATTAAATACAGATATTTCTGTACCGTCAACACAGCAAAATCTGTACTAAAAGACTAAAATCAGTCCAATAGCGTGATTAGAGGAAAAGCAGAAATGTACACAAACAAGCTCATTGATGCTTATAAAGAGCAAATGAACTACATTCAATACAAGCAGATTGCTCATGACCTAGGTGTAAGCCCTCAAATGCTCACGGAAGTAAGAAAAGGTCGAAGTTATCTCAATGAAAATCAGATACTTATGCTTGCTGAAACTATTGGTGAAGACAAAGAAAAGGCACTGATTGGCTTGGCTATGGATAAAGCAAAAACGCACGAAGCGCAGACACTGTGGCAGAACATAGGAAAAAAGTTTAACGGACTTGGATTATCAAGCATTTCAATGGCTTGTGCTGGATTGGCCTTAGTGATTGCAAGTCCTAAAGAATCACTATACCAGTGCGCATTATGTATATTATGTTAA